ACAGGAAACGCGGGAAAGCGGTATTCCAGCGCCTCCATAATAGCTCGCAGAGGCTTATAATATCGGACTTTAGCAATCACACGGCGTTGCTTGACGGGATCAAATTGTTCTGTTTTGGCGTTGATGTGGACACGGAAGTGGTAGGGCTTGCCCCCGTACTCCCACCACTCTTCCACCTGGGTGTTGGGGTAAATGGCAGAGAGGGTCGCGAGGACGGCGGCTTTGGTTCCGAGGCGTTTGTGAACCATCCAGCTGTCTTTCAGAGTGAGGCGTTTTTCCTCGATAGCGTAATCAAGGTCCCACCAGTCTACCTTGAAATCGTAGGCGAGAAGGTCAAGCAGATCGTCGGGGAGCGCGTCAATACGGGGATAGATGGTGAGGGCGGACAGGTCTCGGGCACTGTCCGCGAGTGCGCGGGCGGCGGTCTCGGCGATGGCCTGAATGGCGGGCGTGTGCAGGAGCGCGGCGGGGAAAGAGGCGAGGAGATTTTCAGCGGTGGGGCCATAGTCAGGCATTGTCAAAGCCTCCAAACAGGACGGTAGGGGTTCCGTTCAGGACGGCGGCCTGCGGTACAGATTCGTCGGAGCCGTCGCGAAGGGGCGTAAATTCGGGCGCATCCAGCACAATTCTGGACGCTCCTGCGTCGTACAGCAGTTGGCGGAGCATATCGGGGCTGATGTTGCGGCCCAACTTGGCGCGCTGCCAGCTGACATACGCGTCCACGGCCTTTTTGACGGCCTCCTGAATTTTGACCGGGCTGTCGGAACTTACTTCTATGTAGTACGTCAGATGGATGTCATACGGGACCAGATCGGGGTCTCCCATACGGACGAGGTCGGTGAGAGGCCGGACTTCTTCTGCGGAGCAGGCTGCCAGGACCTGCCGTTTGATTTCGTCGCCTGCGGGGGAGCCGTCGGCCATGAGGACGTACAGTTCCACGACGCCGGGTTCTGGAGCGATTGCGGTCACGTCGGCGATTTCCGTGGAGACCTGCTTGGCGAAATAGATATAGCTCCCGCGGCTTCCGGCACAGCTGTAGGCGTCCATGGACAGCCGCAACAGGTCATAAAATTCATCGTCGGTGGCCTCATCGGAGCCGCCTGCGCTGGCGGTGATGTTGGCACAGCCGGAGCAGAAGTCGAAGCGATCCACAATGGTGTTGATCTGGCCTTGGGTGTAGCCGTTACCGGGAAGCCCGGGCGTCTGGCAGACGACGGGGAGATCAAGGGCGGTCTCGCCTGCGGGGATGTAGGCGTCGGCTTCTGTGTGCCAGATGAGGGAGGCGGCGGTGTCGGTGACGCGGGTTCCGGCAGGGATGAGGACGGCGGAGTCAAGCGCGCATGAGATGGAGAATCGGACGGTACAGCGGGCGCTTTTTGCTTGAGGGCGGGACCAAGCATGATACAGAGCGGCAAGGGCGTCAAGGTTTTGACCTTCGGCGCGGCTGGGCAGGTTCTGATTGGCGGCGTAATTGGCAAGGCTGCGTTGCTGGAGAAGGGCAGAGGCGAGCCATTGCAGGATCAGGCGTTCCGGGCTGCCCGGTTGGAGGGTGGTCCCGGAAACGCTCTCATACACTCGCGTGAGGTCGCGTACAATCTGATCCGGCTGTGCGTCGATGAACTGGTATTCCGGGTTTCGGCTCATGAAAGCACCTCAATTCGGACGCGGGGCCGGAAGGTTCCGGGCCGGGCGGGGTCCGGTTCAAGCTCCATATCAATAAGGTTGGCGCGTGGTTCCCAGCGGAGGATGGCCGTCCGCACGGCGTTCCGAAGCAGGGCTTCCGCGACGGGCGCGGGCTTGTCGAGACAGGAGTAGTCCAGCCCGAAATCCCGGTAGAGGGGCACGGAGCCTTTGGGCGTGGCGAGCAGGACGGCGACATTCTGAAGCACCTGCCGGACGGGGTCCGTCTCGCCCAGCCGGAGGGTGAGCGTATCGTCCGGCGAGACCACATAGCTCACAGTGTCGCCCCCTTTGTTGTTATGTACTCCTGAAGCTGGACATTTACGGTCGCCCCGATTAAGTTCCCGTTCGCGTCATGCACCTCCATCTGAGTGGTGTGACTGAGTACGGACCAAAGCTCCTTACCATACCCCTTTTTCCCGATTGTCAGAGGAACAGGCCTGCCGCTTCGTTCGTAAGCCCAGAGCGTATCCAGCAAGGGCAGAGGCGGGGCGCCACACTGTGAGTACAGCTGCATTTGGAAGGAAAGCGTATCCGGTTCAAGGCCGAGAAATTCCGTGACCGCGTCCTGCCCGTGCACTTGATGTACTGCGTATCGGGCCGAGCCTCCCCAAACGACATTTCGGATCGTCCGAATCGAATGAAGATCGACCTCAAAGATGATTTCGCCGAGACAGCCAAGAAGTCCCATATCACAACCTCCCGAGGATATACCCGGTGGTGGAGTAGGCGCGGCGAGGTGGGTAAATCACCAGGAGATTTGTGCCGATCTGTTTTTTGTCGTACTGAGTTCCATCCAGAGCCTGAAGCCAGTCGGAAGGGATTCCCGTCCGCTCGAATTTGACCTGAGCTTTGCCGTTTTCGACATTGGTGATGGTTCCAATCTGCACGAGGCGGGAGAGGAAAGTTTCCATCTCCTGAACGCGGCTCGCCAACGCGGTCAGTGTCTGATTGAAGGTGTCCATGATGTCACTCCTTTCATACGGGCCAGATGGACTCACAGGCCGTTAAGACAAGCTCTCAACGAAATATTCGTGACGTAGCCGCTGGACCCACTCACCATGTGGACGGCGCGGCTGATGATGTACTTTCCATCCCAGGCCCCCCACCCACTGAGCATAATTGTCACGCCCGCTACGAGGGCTGGGTTGCCGACGAAAGAAAATTGTGCTGTTTTTGCGTATTTGTTGTATAATCTGAGCTGTTTTTGAGCCAATGCCCGAGCCTCTTCCGGGCTGTTGACTTCACTGACGATCTCGAGTCTGAGGATCATTTGGGCGGCCAAGTCGGAGTTTTCCGAGAGCTTTGCTAATTCGGCCTCGTCTGACTCATCGAAGCCCGCAGCGTATTCGACTCCTTCTACAACGCTCCCATCGGGTTTGGTACAGGACACGCGGCAGCTGGCGTATTGTTGGCCCGCCCCCATGTCCAATACATACGACAGAAATGGCGAATCGGGCGTGATGGTGAGGACGCTGGGTTTCGCCTCGAATTCAGCCTGATCGTAAAAGACCAGCAGGCCGTTTGTAATCTTGATGGCGATGCCCGCATTGCGGCACAGCTCCGAGAGAAAGGCGAGATCAGGCGTCTCAAACTGTTCCATTCTGGGATAGAGAGGATCGGACGCAGGCAAAAACATCAGTTTCAGATTGTTATTGGCAGCGATATCGCCTGCAATCGTGGACAATTTGGCATTTTCCCATACTTTGCTGCGCTTAACCTGACGGAGGGCCGCATAGACTGGGATGGCCGTCCCCGCGAGCGTGACCGTGGACAGCGGCCCTGACATCTGAATAGAAATCAGCTCGAAAGAGCCACAGTCGAGCACGTCATCTTTGCCGGTTCCGTCCCAGTTCCGCCGCGCGATGACGGCGTGAAGGAGAATCCCTTCCGGGGTTGCGTCGCTGCCGTCCGAGCCGGACGTCTCTGTTTCGGTCTGAATCGGCTCGAGGTCGGCCAGCGGAACCATACCGTAAGTTCCGTCGAAGAGGGCGACAACACCAAACGCGTCGGAAACGGCGACCACCGTAAGCACAGTGTCCTTGGGTATCGACGGGTCCGGCAGATAGCAGCCTGGCCGCGTTGCAAGCGTGCCGTTTTGGGGGGTAACGCGGTATTGCCGCGGGGCAAAATCAGGAAGTTTTTGAAGCATTTCGGTGGGAATTGTGAAGTAGCGTCCCCCGTACAGGTCCGCGACGCCGACAGCGTCTCTGGCAGGCCCAGGCTCCAAAAAATACAGGATTCTCACCACATGTCCACTCCAGAGGTAAACGGGTGGCCCGGAATTTTCATAATGTGGGCTTTTAATTCCATCGTCAGCGTTCACAATTTTATAGAAAGCCGGCTCCGAACCGTTGGCCCCGCCGCCAGCGGGGAGATGCACGTCTGGGACGAGAGGAGGAGAGTATTTTAATCCGCCGGTATCCCGGACGTAACCGGTACTGTCTGGAAATCCGGTGTTCCCCTCAAACGTGATTGCAGCCCAATTTCCATCTTTGTTAGAAAGGAAACCGGTCACTTTGACGGTTGCGTTGAATTGAGCCGTTCCAGTTACCGGGGCGTTCCATCTCGGTTGTCGGTACACCGTCAAGCCCCCATAGGCCGTCACTCGATGAGAACCGGTCGGGCGTTCTTTCTTCTCTTCCGGCTCCGTCGCTTCCTCTTCTTCCTCGGCCTTGACACCCACCACGGTCGCGTCGAGACACCGGATCGCTCCCGCCAGCCAGTTCCGCCAGACGCCGTCACGGTCCTGAAGAACAATCTGGAGGTCGTCAATTTCCCCGTCTTCCACATCTGTGTAGGTAAGTGATAGGAGGTAGGGTTGGATGGAAAGCGCGGCCCCGTTGACGGAGACTTCTACGCTTGTGCGTCTAGCGACACTTGAACTGCTCATACAGTTTCCCTCTTCCAAGGCGGGAGCGTGTCAGATTGGCTCTTTCGGGTGACGACGGGGAGTTGGAGGACAATTCCGGCGGGAAAATATGTATAATGGCTTACATATTTTGCGTTGATACGCATAAGCTCGCCCGTTGCGGATGTGGAGCCGAGACAGCGTTGTGCGATGATATCCCAGCAATCATTTTGGACTGTCTTGTAGGTTGCTTTCAAAGGTTTTCACTCCTTTCCGAGTTCAGATCCAGGCAGTAAAGGAAGTTCTGCGGCGGTCGCGCTCGAGGTTGTTAAAGACTTTTTTGACAGCATTCTCGAACTGAGGCCCGGAGATGAGGGTCTGGAATTGTTCCGCGATAGCTTTCGCCAGCGCCTGCACGTCGCTGCTGCTGGCGTTGATAGTGACGTTGAAAATGGGCTGGACGGAGGGCGCGGCCGCGGGAGCTGGCACGGCGCGGATGGCTTGAGGCGCGGCGGCTGCTGTGGCGGCGCGGATGTTGGAGTTGGAGTTGGAGTCGATGAGGGCGGAAAAGAGATTCCCAGTGGGAACGGACGCGGACGCCCGCTCGAAGAGGTTGGAGCTGTTGGATTCTCCACGGGACTGGACCGGCTGAACCTCAGTGATTAGGTTATCGGCGGGGAGAATCAGCGGAGCGAGCCGTTGGGAGACGTCCAGCAGCTCATGGGTGCGTTGGGCAGTGACAACCTGCTCGCCACCATGAAAGAGGACGATTTCCGGGCCTTCCTCACCAACGAGCGCGAATCCGGGCCGCGCGGCGGTGGTGCCGCTGGCGTATCGGCTCTGTGGGCCGGATTCATCGTTCGCGCCCCGGTATCGGACAGAGGGGCCATTGCTGTACAGCGCTTCGGCTACTGCGTTGGCGACGGACTGGGCGGCACTTTTCGCCGGTCCCGTCATAGCGCGGATTTTGTTCACGTAGGATTGTAATGTCAGCTCAGCGGCCTTTGCAGCCTCTGTACTGAAGTCCATTGATTGTACATCTTCCTGCATATCGACGACCATTTGATCCATCTGGTCGCCAATGCCCGTGACCCAATCCGCTGTGTTTTTTGCCGCTTCGTCCCGCTCAGTGGCCAGCTCATCCAGCATGGCGGCGGTTTCGCCTGTGACAATGCCGTTGTTGGTCTTGATATCCTGAACCATGCTCTCGGCCAGTCCGGCGGCCCGCGTACTTCCG